GGTAACACATGCGTATCTTTTTGCCTGTCTCCGGCAGTATCCGGGTCTTAACTTCGTGGGTTACACCATGATTAAGACTGTAAGCTCCCTTTACACTTGGATAACACCTATTTGTAAGTGGAGGGGGCTTGATATCCCCAGCATCGAGAAGCGCAAGTTATCACTTGAGAAGACCGAACATGAGAGTGTTTTGAGAGTTGTGAGTTAATTTTGGCAGTGTGTCTATGTACTACAGTCTGCCACATTTGTACCATTGTTTTAGCTTTACAGCTCCTGGTTTTGTTGGTTTTGTGTTAAAACCAATTGTATATTTATCCGTACATTCTTGAGTGATTATACTGTTATGGCGCCAGAATCTTGAAGTAGCTGGGCTGGAGCTGGAGTGCTCGTCCTTACTATGAATTGTGACTTAGTCAGAGAGTATTTTCTAGGCGTATGTTAAAACGCCCGTGTATCTCTGGTGCGAAGAGAACACTAGGTTCTGTGAGGGACTATGTTAGCACAAACTTTTTTAACTTATTCTGGCGTTGTGCCTTCCAAACACATATGGAAAAAACAAAATCACCTTTTGCTTGTGAACCGAGAGTCTACCACACGCGTTATTTTGCTAAGAAGGTCGATCCGACCAACCAGGTTGCGTTTCCTTCTTATGAGAATGTGCGTGTCAGATATGCCAAGGAGCGCAGAGAGGAGAGAGAGCGGATACAACGCGAGGTCGCGAAGCAGAAGCTCAAGAATCTTAAAAGCAAAGATGAGCGCGACCGCGAGATAAGCGAAAAGAGGCGAGTCAAATTTCTTTTCTTTCATGAGGAGAATATTGATTTGCAAGCCTGGACTGATTACCTCCCTAACTTCAAGGGATTTAATCAAGTTTCAGAAAAAGTTGGCGATATCGCCGAAAAACTTGAAAACATGGTTGATGGTGCTTCAAGCACTATTGAAGCAGCAAAAAAACAAATCAGGGCATTGTTCGATTCTTTCTGCCAGAACATGCCTAAGCTGTTGGTTAAAGCAGCAATTATTTCCTTTTTATTATGGATTTTGGAGCGTAACACTCCACACTTCCTTATTAAGGTGATAGTTGCGGTTGCTGCAGGTTTCTTTGTTGAAGGGTCGTGGAAAAACATTTGTGAAATGTTTTCTGCAATGCTTTCAGCCCGCGTTGACAACCCAGTCGTTGACGAAGTTGTTCAACTCCAGGCAGGCTTAGAGACCATTGGTTTTCTAAGCAGGGCCATATCCCTGTTGGCCGTCGGAACGGCTATCAAGAATGATGTGAAGCGTAATGGTTTTACTGATCATTTGGTTGACGTTGTCAACAGTAAGATGGCCATTCAGACCAGAGTGTCTGCAGGTTATGAAGACACGCTTAAGCTCATTGTGCAGCTTTTGGAACGCGGTGTCAATGTTATCCGTGGGTACTTCTCATTACCAGCTATACGCTTTATTGAGATGTATTCTAAGGATATTGATACTGCTCTCCACGACGTGATGCTTGCAGAACGTGCTGAGATGCAAGGAGGATGTGCCCCCACGGTTACAGCCCGTTTGAGTAAACTCCTACACTTGCATCACACTATTCGCAAGTACCAGGAGACGTACCGTTTTGAGCCCGCCCTCAATAGGGAGTTTGAAAGTGCTGTACGCACTCTTCAAAGGCTTATTACGCCGTTGCGCGCGCTTGCTGGTGAAGGCACCGGTTACAAACCATTGCCGTTGAGTTTGGTTATGTATGGCGCTCCAGGAGTTGGTAAGACACTCATGGTCCAGGCTCTCGTCAATGCTTTGATGGTTCAGTCTGGGGAAATAAGTATGGAGAAGGCAATTGATGCCGCCCGACTTATTTTCGTGAAGCCGTTCAATACTGAGTATATGGACGGTTATTGTGGACAACCGGTTTATCTTATGTATGACTATATGCTCAGAAAAGCAACCGCCAATGATGGTGGCAATGGCTTTACTGATCTTATGACTTTTTATTCATGTTTCACCACGTTGTGTAACATGGCTGCCTGCGATAACAAAGGGATGTTCCCTTTTTCGTCGAAGGTCATAATGATGACCACGAATTTGCAATCGCCTGGACAAGCCGGAGCTAACGAGCTTTTGTTGTGTCCTCAAGCTCTCGTAAGACGTGTAGACGTTCATTACGAGGTGTCAGTCAAGCCTGAATACAGGCTGCCAGATTCCAACAAGCTGGACTATTATAAGTTCCAGCAGGAATTGGCCAAGTGTGCCAAGGACAATGTGCTTACGTTGTTTCCATGGCATATTTGGGAACTTTTCCCGGCTAGTTGGGCTCCTGGAGTTAATTTTCCTGAGCCTAAACCCGGAACTGGCATGCCTTTTATCAAGCTTATCCTTGAATCCGTGCAGATTCTTAAGGAACGAGCAACGTCGCACATCAACTCTATGGAGATGTGTGACGCCATGCTTAAGGCATCCCCTGCGTCAGACGAAGCTATTGATGAGATGAGACGCGCTGTCGGCCTGCAAGCTGGGGATTGCCCTGATACCGTGGATATGTTGCCTGTTCCTGAGGTAGATCCTCTTGTTGAGGATTGGATTTCTGAGGCTGCCAAGCAGGAAGCATTTGATGGAGATTTCAATTCCGATATTCTCGAGACCGCTTCTGGGCACATTCGTGTCAGGCCACCTGACCGCTTCGATGAGTTAGTCTATGCTGCTTCCGTTGCGGACACGATTGACCCTGGAGACGAGGTGAAGCCCTTTGGTTCGCGAATACACTCCTTTATTAAGGAGAAGTTGAAATTTATTCTCCACTGTGTCAGACAGTTTTTCACTTTTGTGAGTACTTTTATGCGCACTACGGTTGCAGTGTTTGCGCCACTTGCGTTTGTGTTCTTCCTTTCCTATGCTTTAATCAAGTTGCTCGTTGACATGATTAAGGCATTGTTCCGCTTTATAAAGGGCTTATTTGGCTTTGATGTGGAACAACAGAGCAACTTGGTTACTTCCAATGCTGTCAAAGTTGTGACTTTCCAAAGTCAGAATGCTGAAGCGGCATGTGTGAAAGTGTTTAAGAACACTTATAAGCTCATCATTGGTGAGAACGATTGTTTCGTTCTCGGACAAGTGTTGTTTTTACAACGCGATTATGTGTGTTTTCCAGGCCACTATGTTGGCAAAATCGAAGAAGCAATTGCTGACACGAAGATATTCAGGGACACACGCGCTACGCTCAAGAATCTTTACAAGCCTGGAGATGACATTGACCTGACAGTCGCTGAATTCTTGAAGTGGCCGCGCGTTAGCGTAGATGGAGCCGATCTTTGCATCGCAAAGACAAAGCTGCTCAGTTATAAGAGCAGGATCACCCACCTCATACTTAAGGAAAGTGATTTGCGCTCTGTTTCGGGCATGCAAATGCGTATGGACTCTGGCGACTTACGCCCAGTAGGTTGCCAACGCTCCGACCCGCTTGTACATACCACCACCACGGTGTTTGGTAAGTATGATACAGGTCGTTTGCGCATGGGATCTGGCAAGCTCTGTATCGACCACAACCGGTGGTTTGTTTACAAAGCTGCGACCCGCTCAGGTGATTGTGGAGGAGTTTTGTCTATTACCAATGGCGGCTCTTTCAGCAATCGCGTTGTGTGTGGTTTACACGTCGGTGGGAGGCCTTCCTATCAGGAAGGGTATGCTCAAGTCCTTACTCAGGAACTTGTTGAGCCATACCTCCAGAGGTTGGCCCGCGACTATGGCGATCCCGTTATCGATGAGCTCGATTACGCGCGTACGGTTTTGGAAGCGGGGCTTGAAGTTCCAGTTAAATTCCAAGTGGTCGAGGAACATAATATGCCTATCGGCAAGGATGTTCCCTTTCACGGAGTTACCGTCGATCGCCAAGGTGAAGCCATCACGGTTGAAACCGTACGCAAGGATATGGGGTCTTTTGAGTGTTCCGGCATGATCACTTGTCCTATCAGTATGCCTGTTAGGACAAATTTGGTCCCGACTGTGCTGTTTGAGGACAAGGCCTTCGAGGAGCTTGTACCTGAATACACCAGCAAGCCGGTTCGCTTGAGCCCTTATTATGCAGATGGAGAGAAGATTTGTCCAATGGTTGAGGCGCTGAAACCATACAGCGTGCCCCCTATGGCCATTGACACAGCTTCTTTCAACAGTGCTGTGTTTGTTGCAATGCGACCTTTTTCGGCCTGCACAACTACCACTCGTGGAGACGTTTGGAGTGTTGAGGAAGCAGTCGTCGGAAGGTCTGGCGTTGCCTCCATTCCGCGGAAGACGTCTGTTGGCCTGCCTTTGTGTGTTGAACACAAGGACAAGACTTTTATCGTTGGCAACAGCGAAGATTATGATGTCAGCGGACCCAAGTTCAGTAAGTTCAAGCAAGAAATTGTAAATTTGCAATCCTTGCTTAAAGAAGGGAAACGCCCGTGGTTCGTTGTCCGAGGCTTTCTTAAAGATGAGGTCAGAGCTCCTGGAAAGGCGGCCAGATACATTTCTGGCACTGCTATACACTATTATGTGTTGTGCAGAATGTACTTCGGGGAGATCGTTGCTTCGGCACTCTCCAAGTACCGCGAACACGGCATGTGTACCGGTATCAATCCTTATGCGGATTGGGAGTGGCTTCATAATTTTATCTTGCGTCCCGGAAACAAGGTTTGGGACGGCGACTTTAAGGGTTTCGACTCTTCTGAACAACCACAGATGTTATGGGCTTGCCTCCAGTTTATCAATTCATGGTACCATTATCGTGGCGCCTCTGAGGAGGATAACAAGGTCAGAACCATTTTGTTTCTTGACCTTGTTAAGAGCCGCCACGTCGTCGGTGAAGGTGCGCTGTCCACTCATGTTGTTGAGTGGCAGAAGTCGTTGCCCAGTGGGCATTTCCTCACGGGGTTTATTAACTCCATGGTGTCCATGAGCTGCCTCGTGTACGCTTATGTCAAACTTACTGGGACATATGACTTTTGGGACAATTGCTCTGCAGCCACCCAAGGAGATGATAACCTGTGTTGTGCCAGTGACTCGGTCATTGACAGATTCAACCAGGTCACCGTCGCTAAAGTTCTTGCCGAAGACTTTCGCATGACTTACACTGCAGGCCGCAAAGGTGAGGAGCTAAAGCCGTATGTCGGTATTGACGACGTCATTTTCCTGCAACGCAAGTTTAAACGAGTCGATGGCAAGATTGTTGGCCCAATCCGGTTGCAATCATGCTTGTGTAACATGTATTGGGTTAACAAAGGCGATTACAAGTACACAAGAGAAACTCTCTGCGGCATGGCTGAGAACAACTTGTGTGAGTTATCGCTCCATGGCAAGGAGGTGTTTCTCAAGGGCGTGAGTTTGCTCATGCCTTACCTTAAGCGGTACAGTTATGTGCCTCTTTTGGATGTTTCCGACCACCGGGCTTACTTTGCATTCACCGCAGAACGCGATAGTCCTGGTTTCTGAGAAGTTCACAAATACGCCATGTATGGGGGTTAAATCACGTCTTCGTTCTTAACCTATACTTGGGACAGGGTGTTCTTCGAAAGGTGTTGGTTTTTACCTTACTACTCAGGCGCACCTTAAAGCCAGAGAAGGTAAGACAACTTCTTAGGAACTGAGTCATTCCTAAGTCGTATTTTGACTTGCTACAACCAGACAAGATGTTAATTTAGTTGGAGATGCTGAGCAATGCTCAGACCTTGTTGCGGGAATTGGTG